ATGCTTATTGGCTACGCCCGGGTGTCCACCAGCGATCAAAATACCGAATTACAGAAAATCGCGCTGGTCGGCGCAAATTGTGAGCTGATTTTCGAAGATCAGGCCAGCGGCAAACATGCCAGACGGCCGGGGCTGAGACAGGCATTGCGCAAGCTCAAACGCGGCGACACGCTGATCGTCTGGAAACTGGACCGGTTGGGCCGCAGCGTGCGGGACTTGATTACTATGGTGTCGGACCTGCAAGCGCGCGGCATTCACTTTCGCAGCCTGACCGATGCGATTGATACCTCAACGCCGGCCGGACGCTTCTTTTTCCACGTGATGAGCGCGCTGGCCGAGATGGAGCGAGAGCTGATCGTCGAACGCACCCGCGCCGGACTGGCGGCCGCCCGGGCGGCAGGTCGCATCGGCGGTCGCCGGCGCATCATGACGCCGGACGCTATCGAACACGCCAGAACGCTGCTGACCAATGGTGCCACCCGCTGGCAAATCGCCAATATTATCGGCGTGTCGGAAAAAACCATCTATAAATATTTTCCCGCCACAAAAAATCGACCATAAAATAATCATTATAGAAAAATAAATATGTCTGATGATGATTAAAATTAAAATAATAAAGCCATTTCACGCTTTACTACCCATCACACAACACGCCCGTAATGCATAACCTGTGTTTTCACAAAATAATAAATAACACGAAATAACTCGCGCTCAACAACGTAATTAACATTGAGATAAAATACGTGGAAAAATATAATTCACCTTGTTCGCTTGATCTGATACTTGGCAAAGAGAATCTGTATAAAAATAGCCCGATTAATATCGGCAGCATTTCACTTGGATGCTGTAAATGCCATGAAGAGCAGCAGGATACCCCTGCTACCACGCCCGCCGCGACCGATGAATTGAAAGATTTTATCGGCATTCCACAGCCCTGGCCGCTGGCGGATGCGCCGGAAGGCTGGCTGAAATGCAATGGTCAGACATTTGATACCGCGAAATACCCGCAGCTGGCAAAATTATACCCCGAAGGAACTTTGCCGGACCTGCGCGGCGAATTTATTCGCGGCTGGGATGATGGTCGAGGTGTGGATGCAAAACGAGAAATTGGCTCCGCTCAATTGGGAACTCATATCACTGGCGATAACGGCTTATATCCTGCCGTACAAGGTATAGGTAAAATAGCAGAATGCCATGTAGATAGTCCCGATGCCACTCCTCGTTCAATATACTGGATTGCCGCACCGAATAATGAACCCCAAACAGGTCCAACCTATTGGGGTGCCACCCGCCCGCGCAACATCGCTTTCAGCTATATCGTTAAGGCAGGTTAATGATGACGACACAACATGAAGACACGACTCAGTTGAATGAACAGGGGCTGAGTATCAGCAGTGGATATATTCAGGTTTATCATATCGACCCTCAGACGCGGGAATATATCGGTAGTACCCAAGAATATCTGATGGAAGGCATCGGCATTCCGGCGCACAGCTTTCCCGACGCCCCGCCGCAAGCGCAGCCGCAGCAGGCTATTCTGCGACGCAGCGATGCATCCGGCTGGGACAGCGTTGCCGATTATCGCGGCAAAACCGTCTACGATAAGCAGACGCGCCAGGCCAGCGTCATTTCGCAGCCCGGCGACCTGCCCGACACCCTGACGCTGTTGGCACCGGCCAGCGCCTACGATGTCTGGCAAGCCGACGGCTGGGTCACCGATGACAAAGCGCAGCAAGCCGCACAGGTCAGCGCCGCACAACAGCAGATGGCGGGTTACCTCGCCCAGGCGGAAAAGCGCCTTGCCGTGCTGCAGTACGCAGTGGAACTGGAGATGGCGACGGAACAGGAAACCCAGGCCCTGAAGAACTGGAAAACCTATATGGTACAGTTAAGCCGGCTGGACGTTTCGTCTGCCCCCGCTATCGATTGGCCGACCATGCCCGCCTGATTCGCCGTTCCCGGTGGCGTGAACTGATGCGCCAAAACCCCACAGATGCCGTTGTCACCCCAACGGCATCTGTTTTTTATTTCAATTAACTTATTGTTTTTAATCATTATAAAAACGCCACCGGCGTTCTCCTGTTGTGCCATCCCATACCCAACTCCATTCGGATGCCTTCTGTTTTCCGGCAAGGCACTATTACTCGCACCCCACAACAGGAGACATTCTTGATGAGTGATTTTCATCACGGTACGCAGGTCGTCGAAATCAACGACGGTACCCGCGTCATTTCAACTGTATCAACCGCGATCGTCGGTATGGTCTGTACCGGACCAGATGCCGACGCCGCTACGTTCCCACTGAATACACCGGTACTGATTACCGATGTGCTGACCGCCGCGGGCAAGGCCGGTAAAACCGGTACTCTGGCTGCTGCGTTGCAAGCCATCGGCGATCAGACCAAACCGGTGACGGTAGTCGTTCGTGTGGCTGAAGGCGCCAACGAGGCTGAAACGGTGTCCAACATCATCGGCGGCGCCGATGCCAACGGCAAATACACCGGCATGAAAGCCCTGCTGGACGCCCAGGCAGTCACCGGCGTGAAGCCGCGTATCCTCGGCGTTCCGGGGCTGGATTCCCAGCCTGTCGCCACCGCGCTGGCCGCCATCTGTCAGTCGCTGCGCGCCTTTGGTTACGTGAGCGCCTATGGCTGTAAAACCCTGTCCGACGCCATCAAATACCGCGGCAACTTCAGCCAGCGCGAACTGATGGTGATCTGGCCGGACTTTATCGCCTGGAACACCGTCACCAACGCCAGCGCCACCGCTTACGCCACCGCGCGTGCGCTGGGCCTGCGCGCCAAGATAGACCAGGAAACCGGCTGGCACAAAACCCTGTCCAACGTCGGCGTCAACGGCGTGACCGGCATCTCCGCCAGCGTGTACTGGGACCTGCAGACCATCGGCAGCGACGCCGACCTGCTGAACGAAGCCGGCGTGACCACGCTGGTGCGTAAGGACGGTTTCCGCTTCTGGGGTAACCGCACCTGTTCCGATGATCCGCTATTCCTGTTTGAAAACTACACCCGCACCGCGCAAGTGTTGGCCGACACGATGGCTGAAGCGCACATGTGGGCCATCGACAAACCGGTTACCGCCACCCTGATCCGCGACATTATCGAGGGTATCAAGGCCAAATTCCGCGAGCTGAAATCCAACGGCTACATCATTGACGCCGACTGCTGGTTCGATGAAAGCGCCAACGATAAGGAAACGCTGAAGGCCGGCAAACTGTACATCGACTACGAGTACACCCCGGTGCCGCCACTGGAAAACCTCACGCTGCGTCAGCGTATCACCGACAAGTATCTGGTGAACCTGGCCGCATCCGTTAACAGCTAAGGAGCGACAGACTCATGGCACTGCCACGTAAACTTAAATATCTCAACCTGTTCAACGACGGTATGAGCTACATGGGCCAGGTGCATTCCGTCACCCTGCCGAAACTGACCCGCAAACTGGAAAACTACCGTGGCGGCGGTATGCAAGGTTCCGCGCCGGTGGATTTCGGGCTGGACAACGACGCGCTGGTGATGGAATGGAACATGGGCGGCCTGCCGGACAGCGCCTTCTGGAGCCAATACGCACTGCCGGGCGCCGATGCGGTTCCGCTGCGTTTCGCCGGTTCTTACCAGCGTGACGACACCGGCGACATCACCGCCGTCGAAATCGTGCTGCGCGGCCGCCACAAGTCGATTGACAGCGGCGAATCCAAGCAGGGCGAAGAGACTGACGTGCGCGTCTCCACCCAGTGTACTTACTACAAACTGATCATTGACGGCGTCGACATGATTGAAATCGACACTATCAACATGATCGAGAAAGTCAACGGCGTTGACCGTCTGGAACAACACCGCCGCAATATCGGTCTGTAACGACCGCTTCATGGCCAGCTACGGCTGGCCATTATTATTGATAATACTGGAGTTTTTATCATGACGGTTGAAACAACCACACCGAACAACGTCATCACCCTGAATGCCCCCATCAAACGCGGCGAAACCCTGATTGATGCCATCACGCTGCTCACGCCGACCGCGGGCACGCTGCGCGGCATCGGTCTGGCGGCGCTGGCGAGCGCTGATGTGGAAGCGCTGATCAAATTGCTGCCGCGCATCACTTATCCTGCCCTGACCGAAACTGACGTCATGGGACTGGAACTGCCTGACCTGCTTGAATTCGCCGGCAAGGTGATCGGTTTTTTATCGCCGGGCTCGGTACGCTGACGCTGCCGCCGAGCCTCACGGTTGACGACCTGATGGCGGATATCGCCGTGGTATTCCACTGGCCGCCATCCGCACTTTTCCCTATGGGCCTGGCTGAGTTGATTAACTGGCGAGCCAAGGCGCTACAACGAAGTGGACAAGACTATGCCTAAGCAAAAAACGATGCCTAAGCCATCAACCCCTTCAACCGCAACACAACGTAACCCAGCTCAGGACAACAGCATCTTCTCGCCGCTGGGGGATAATGTTTATCTGAACAAGATCAGCAGCGTGTTGCAGGATTTTTTGGGTAAAGCCGGTCAAATCGCCCACGGGGCGACAGCTTTCAACGCCACCGGGTCGCCGAAAAAAAACGCGACCGGCGGAAAAAAAGGCGCCAGATACGCTGCCGCTGCGCAGTTGGGAACACTGGGGAATCTCGCCAGACGATTCGATGCGCTGACCGCCATCCTGACGCCGGCCTACTCCGCCCTGAAAACCACGCATGACCGTTCCCCCGCGGACAATGCGGCGCTCTCCCGCAACGGGCAGCCCCCCGACGCCGGCGCCACGCCATCGCTCATCGCTCAGGCCGGCGACGGCGTCAACAGCATCTATTTGTCCGCGACGGCGGCCATGCAGGCGCAACAGCGCATCGCCGGGCTGGTTCCTTCGGCGCAATGGGCCGCCGGCATTAGCGCGCCGTCGCTGCCGGGCAACGTGGCGTCGTTGCTAAAGGCGCAGCAGAACCTCAGTCTGCCGACGAACCTGCTGCCAAACGCCGGGCCTGACGTCGCGTCGCAGAGCGGTGCGGAAGGGCTGAACTCGCTCGCCGGAACCGCGCAGGAATCATTCGTCGGCGTGGAAGAAACCAGCCTGATGATGACCGCATTAAGCAATGCGGACCTGGATGACGGAGACGGCGGCGACGGCGCGGCCGGAGGACTCGACGCGCTGCAAGCCATTTCAGGCCCGGCCATGCAGTTGCTCGGTCAGTCGGCCCTCACCGGTCAACGTAGCGCAGAAAACCCGTCAAACCCGCAGTCTGACATGATTAACGGTCATTACAGCGCCCTCTCCTCGTCGGCAAAGCAAAGTTATTTTGACCAGCGCGTGGTGAATAACATCACGATCAACGTGCCGGAGAACAGTAACCTCGACACGATTAAACAATACATTGACGAGGCACTGAGAAAATACACCCCGAATAGCAGCACGTATTCCTACAACTCCATGACCTCTAATCTCATTTCATGAGGATAAAATTATGATGCTTGCGCTTGGTTTATTTGTCTTTCAATTGCAAACGCTGCCCTACAGCACCCTCAGCCGCCACGTCAATTACCGCTGGGCCAACAACGGCCGTATTGGCCTGCGCCCTGCACAGCAGTTTTTGGGGCAGGGAAATGAATCCATCAGCCTTAATGGCGTGCTGTGTCCGGAAGTCAACGGCAAGTTCAGTAAGCTTTCGCTGTCGGCGCTCGAACTGATGGCGGGAATGGGGCGCGCCTGGCCGTTGATCGAAGGCAGCGGCACCATCTACGGCATGTACGTTATTGAAAGTTTGCAGCACACCAACACCGAGTTCTTTTCCAACGGCAGCGCCAAACGCATTGAATTCTCGGTGAACCTGACGCGCGTTGACGAATCGCTGATTGCGATGTTCGGCGACCTCAGCCAGCAGGCGACCGATCTGTACAACCAGCAGATAGCGCCGGCCATCTCATCCGCCAGAACCGCCATCGGGGGAATCCTCTCGTGATAGTGAATAACCGCATCGGCATTGCCGATCAACTCGCCCCGGATTATCAGATAACGCTATCGGAGGCGTCAGGCGACGCCACCACTACCCGCAATCTCAGCCAGCGGCTCATTTCACTGTCGCTGCACGACGTGCTGGGCTTCGAATCCGACCAGTTGTCGCTGGATATCGACGACAGCGACGGCAAGGTGCTGATGCCCAAACGCGGCGAGAAAATCAGCGTCAGGATCGGCTGGAAAGGCAAGGCGCTGGTCGATAAAGGCACCTTTATCGTCGATCAGGTCAGCCATTCCGGCGCGCCGGACAGGATCACCCTCAGCGCACGTAGCGTGAACTTTCGCGGCGATTTAAACACGCCGCGTGATGGCTCATACGATGCCACCACCCTGGGCGACATCGCCCGGACGATTGCGGAACGCTACAGCCTGCTGGCGTCGATCGAGAATGCGTTGGCCGGCACCGCGATTGTTCATGAAAACCAGTCCAAAGAGTCCGACCTGTCGTTTCTTTGCCGTCTGGCCAAACGATACAGCGGTACGGTGGCGATCAAAAGCGACACGCTGCGGCTTTTCGTCGCCGGCACCGGCACCGCCGCAGACGGCAAAAACGTCTCGACTTACCTGATTGAACGCAGCGACGGCGACGCGCACAGTTTTACGATTGCCGACCGCATCGCCAATACGTCCGTCACCGCCAACTGGCATGACAGCAACGATGCAAAAACACATACTGTGAAGATAAGCCGCAAGCGTCAGAGCCAACCGGGTACGGTAGCAACACACCCCAACGCCAAATCGTCCGCCCAGTCATCCGCACCGTCGACGGACAACTATCTGGCCGGGGAAGAAGAAAGCCAGCAAACGCTACAGACCACCTATTCCACCCAGGACGACGCGACCCAGGCGGCGTTGAGTAAATGGCGTGAAACCCAGCGCGGCACGGTAACGTTCTCGCTCACGCTGGCAAAAGGCATGGAGAACCTGAAGCCCGGCGCGCTGGTCCGGCTTAGCGGCTTCAAGCAGGTAATGGATGAACGCCAGTGGACCATCAAGCGGCTGACCCACACAATTGCGGGCAGTGGTTTTATCACTGCTATCGAGCTAGAGGTGTCGATGTTGGATGTCGAATACGACACTAGCTACAGCGTTATTGATAACGCAACTCACGCATCATGAATCATTTTTCGAACTTAAAATTTGCAAATTCGAATTTCGTGCAGTACCATGTGTGTAAGATGTTTCACTAACCCGTACACATAAGGTGATTTCAACATGATGCATTGTCCTCTTTGCCGTCATTCCGCCCATGCCCGTTCCAGCCGCTACCTGTCTGAAAACACCAAGGAGCGTTACCACCAATGCACCAACGTGAACTGCGGTCACACCTTCGTCACGATGGAAGCCATCACCCGTTCCATCATGGTGCCGGGCAAAACCGAGCCGGTTGCCGGCGAACGCAAGTAA